GCTCCACGGCTACCGGCGCCGGCAGAAAAAACGCGGCGCGGCCGGGCACCCCCGGGGGTGGGGTGATAGTCGCTGCGGCGCGGCGTGTTTCGCGCGCGCGCGCGACGCGCGCGGCGCGGGCGCGGCGGATGGCGGCGCGGTCCGGCCATTGTTTATCCACGCCATTGTTCGCGCCATTGTTCGCGCCATTGTTCGGGGCGCCGGCCGCGCGTCGCGCGGCGCGCAGCGTCCGCCATTGTGCGGCGATGGCGGCGCCATTGTTTGCGAGCCGGTCGCCATTGTTTGCGGACCGGTCGCCATTGTTTGCGGGTGGGTCGACTATTCTCAGTGCCATTGTTCGCGGCCCCTCTCACCATTGTCGGGACGGTGGCGGCGGATGATTCCGCTCGTAATGTAATTGCACCCCGCGGGATATGTTGCACGGCAGGCAGGCCGCGACCAGGTTATCCATTGTGTCCGGGCCACCATCCGATCGAGGAATGGGGTAATGGTCGGCGCTATTCGCCGGCCGGCCGCACCAGTGACACGGCGCGTAACCCAGCGCCGCGTCATAGTCGCGGTCGAGCACCGCGGCGCGCAGCGCCGTCGACCGGGCGCCGGCCCAGCGGGGCCGGCCGTCGCCGGACCAGGGCAGCCGGCCGGCCGCGTCGCGCCGGCGGGGCACGTCACACCGCCGACCAGAGGACCAGCACGGCGAACAGCGCCACGACCACGATCACACCCGCGGTGTCCCATGCGGTGAGGTAGGCGTCGCCGGGTCGGTGTCGGCGGCCGGCAGCCGACGCCAGTGCACGGGGTGCCGGCGCCGGCACAGCGGGCACGCCGGCGTCATCGTCCAGGGCCGGACCAGGTCGCCGGCCGGTTGCCCGTGGACGCAGCACGCGTCCCGGTCCCACGCCGTCCGCAACGCCGCGGCGTAGGCCTGGCGTGCCCGGTCCAGGTCCACGGCCGTTCACCCGGGCCGGGCCGGGATGAACGCCGCCGCCTGGTCGGCCTGGGCCTCGATCACGGCGTCGACCAGGTCCTCGGCGAGCTCGGCCGGCAGGACCAGGACCAGCACATCACCGAACCGGATGCGGAGCAGGGTAGCGCCGTCGATCGCCTCGGTGAGCTCGGCGAGGACCGGGCCGGCCGGCACGTCCAGCGTGACCGGGCTCATCGCGGCGGCTCGTACACGGTGCCGTAGTCGCGCAGGTCACTGCCGAACCAGTCGAGGTTCACCAGGCGCGACCGCGGATGCGTCCCGTCGCCCATTGGCGTGCCCGGTCCAGGTCCACGGCCGTTCACCCGGGCCGGGCCGGGATGGAACGCCGCCGCCTGGTCGGCCTGGGCCTCGATCACGGCGTCGACCAGGTCCTCGGCGAGCTCGGCCGGGCCGGCCGGCACGTCCAGCGTGACCGGGCTCATCGCGGCGGCTCGTACACGGTGCCGCCGGCGCCGAGCACCTGGCCCTTGAACCAATCGATGAACGGGGTATCGCAGCTCGGCGCGCTGCCGTGCGCGGTGTCGATCACCCCGGCGTACTCCAGATTGCGGTAGTAGTCCAGCGTCGGGATGCGGATGAGTACGCGCATGGCGTCGTCCCATGCCCAGTCGACGGTGCCGTTCTCGCGCTTGACGGTCAGGGGCATGGTCACGCCTTCCAACGGGGGGAGCGGGGGGAGCGGGCCCGGGCCGACGTCGCCGAGCAGGGCCGCGACGCCGGCCAGGGTGCCGGCGTCGGTGATGATCTCGAAATGCATTTCGTCCGGGGTGCCGGTGTAGTCGCCGCCCCACTGCACCGCGCCCTGGCACTCGGCCAGGATCTCGTACACGGTGGCCCGTTGAGCGTCTGAGAACGTGCCAGACGCGCCGTTGGGATGGGCCGGGGCATTCCAGTCGATCGCCGTCCCGGAGCTGTGACAGGACAACGTGGATGGGTTGTTGACGTTGGCCCGGTAGCTGTAGCCCCAGCAGCCGTAGCCCGGCGCCCCGGTGTCCGGGTCGAGCATCGGCGGCTCGACCCGGGCCACGAGCTGATTGACGACGTAGCCCAGCACCGTGGAGACGTCGCCGGCCTTCACCCCGCCCGGGAACGCACAGCCCTGCCGGGTGAACCTGGGATCGATGCCGATGACGTCCGGGTCGTCGGACGCCGGCCACCCGTTATAGGACGTGCCGCCGGCCATTAGTGCACCCGCCGGCGCAGCAGCACGGCCAACCGGAGATAGGCCAGCACGCGATTGGCTGCCCGGACCGGGCCGATCGGCCGGGCCTGCCACGCCGGTGGCCCGCTGTGTTCAGGGAACACGCTCACCTACTCGTCCTTTCGTTCGTGCCGGCCGCGCCGGCGCCCCCGACGACGCCAGCGCAGATAGGCCGCGAGCAACACCCGCACCAGCCAGGGCCGCTCCACCCGCTGTGTCTAGCACCGGTGTCCGACAACGCCCGGCGGGCCACGCGCGCGCGCGCGCGCGTGTGCGCGTGTGCGCGTGTGCGCCCGCGCGTTTCGCGCGCGCGCGTGTGTGCCACTTACCCTGCCCGGGTTGCGGGAGCCCGCGCCGGGAACGCTTCCGGGAGTGAGCACTCAGTCCGTTCGTCGTTGTTCGGCACCGCAACGACCGGCACCCCGGCCGCGGCAGAGCCATGCACGCAACGCGACGCCGGGCTGGTACTCCCATCCCTCCCTCCCCCGATGATCATTTTTAACGAAATGTGTTGCGCCCCTTCACCTACGGTGCGCGGGCATGATCGTCCGAAGCCCCTCTAACGGGCGACGTCAAGTAGGCATCCCGGGGACAAGCCGGACGCCGGCGAACGATATAGGGGGAGTGGGCAACGCGTCTCGCGTCGGCCGCCGGTGCGCCGGCCCGCGCGCCTACATCGGCCCGGGCGGTGTGGGTGGGCGTTGCGTCACGTCGGCGTGTCCTTGTCCGGCTCGGTGCGGCCGGTGCGCCTATCGTGGCGGGCACGGTCGCAGCTTGTCCCTGCGGTCAGCTCGGCGGACGTTGGTGCGTCGCGTCGGGCAATCGGGACGGTACGGAATGTGCACGGCGAACCGCCGCAGACGCGCCGTACCGTCCCGATCTCATTACCGGCCGACACTGCCCGACCGGGCGCCCCGCGCATACCCCTGACACGACGAATTACACGTATGTCATTCGATCGGGCCAACCGGTCACGGTGGGTGACGGGGTGCGTGACCCGGACGGCCGAACAAGATCACCCGAACGCACCGCCAGGAATGTCGGGGGCATCGTGTAGGGCGCCGGCCGGCGGGGTGACCAGGACCACCGGGTGATATGCGGCCTAAACGCAAGGCGCCTTGCGTTTAGAATGTAAGGTGAAAACGCGCCCGGGAATCACCGGGGCGCCCCGGGCCGTTTTCAAACGCGGCCCGGGACGGTCCACGCGTCGTCGGGAGCGACAGTGAACACAGCAAGGCTAGAACAGAATGAGCGCGCCGAGCTCGCCGCGTACCGGGCCCGGGATGCCCGCAACGCGCGCCGGCGGGAGCGCCGCACACCAGGAGGCGATTACGTGGGGCAGCAGCTACGCCAGGCCGCCTACGGGGCCAGCTACGCGGCGGCCGGCACGGTCAGCCTGGCCCAGCTCGACCAGGTCGCCGACCTGCACCGCCGGGTCATAGAGCAGGCCGTGATCCGGCTGGTCGAGCAAGAGGGCTACTCGTGGGCCATGATCGGCGCCGAGCTCGGTGTCAGCCGACAGGCCGCGCAGCAACGTTTCGGTCACCTGGTCAAGTCGCGGCGGGCCCGCGGCGCACAGCCGGCCGGCCTGCGATGAACGGCGCCGGGCATCCCGCCGGATCGCCGCTGAGCAGCGACGCCGCGCGGGAGCTTGCGCGGCGACTGTTCGATCTGAGCGACATCGTCGTCGCCGGCACCGATGAGTATGACCTTGATCGGCACCCATCGGCGCGGCGGTACAGCAATGCGCTGCTATACGGCGACGCCGCCCGGGAATGTCCGCACGGCGTTTTGTACGCGCACCGCACCGTCGACCACGCACCGGCGTGCGCATTCTGTCGGGCCGGCCGCGGGTGAACGCCGGGCACCGGTGCCACCTGGACGACGCCGGCCGCACCGTGTGCGACGGGTGCGGGTGGGTGAGCGACCAGATCGGCGCGGCCGGTGTGCTGGCGTCGTTCGATCACGCCGCGGCGGTGTGCCGGCAGTGCGGGCACCGACACGCCGCGCCGGCCCTGGGGAGCATCTGCGTCGGGTGCCCGTGTCCTGCGTATGGTCCTCTCGCATGGTGACAATCGACGCAGACCAGATCGGCCCGGTACAGCGGTACCGGGCCCGCTGCGACCAGTGCGCATGGGCCGGGCCCTGGTCGACCACGCGGCCGATATGGGCCGATCAGCCGCCGCGGCCGCCGTCCGTCGCGGAGCGGGCCGCGGTGCGGACCGCCGTATGGCACCTACAGCACACGGTGCACCGATGAGCGCGCCGGAGCCGGGCCGCCGCGGGTGGCCCACGCCGCCGGCGCCGCCCGACCGGGCGCAGCTAGAGGCGATGCTCGACGCCGTCCGCGACGGCCGGATTGATGCGTGGCTCGCCCGGATCCGGGTTGCCGTGGCGGTCCGCATGGCCACGGACGACTACACCCACCCGCGGCGCCCCGGATGATCCGGCGGGCCGCGACGGTCACCGCGGTCGCCGTCACGGTGGCTCTGTTCGCCGCCGTGCTGGTCCTGGGATGGCCGTTGATGCCGTGACCGGGGCCTAGGGCATGTTCAATGCCTGGACCTCGGCCCACGACGCCTGGACGGCCGACAGCAGCATCCCATCGGTGATGTCGGCGCCGGCGACGTCGAATCCGGGCGCCGAGCTCACCCACGGCATAAAGATCGTGCCGCCCCAGCCCCACGCCGTCATCAGCCGTTGCCCGAACGGGTCACCCGCCTGGGCCATCGGCAGGGCCTCATTGGTCACGCACGCGTTCAACCTGCCGATGAACACGGGGTCGGTCACCAGTGCGGCACGGTCCTGGTAAGGCATCTTGTTCTCCTATTCCGGGCGGCGGTGCGCCGCGTAGTAAATCGCCACGGTCGAGCCGGCGCCCCACGCCGTGTTGTCCGGTTTGTACACGGTCAGCAGGGCGCCGCCACCGTCGGCGGAGCCGTTCCAGGTCGGCCGGAATTGTTCGTTGATACCGATCGCCGTGATCGAGATCGGGATCTGGTTCACCGTGGGGAAGAAACACTCGGCCGGGGTCAGCCGCAGATACCCATTGCCCTCGATCGCGCGATCGACCCGGCCTGCCTTGACCAGCTCGGCCGACGCCCACTCGGCGAGTGCCTTGATCGCGTCGTCGCCGTCGACCAGGTGATCGGTCCCGGCCGGGTACGGGGCCCCCATCGCCGTTTTTGCCATGATTGTGTGCCTTCCGTCAGAGTCCCACGCCGCGCAGATCGTCCCAGGTGATCGCCGGGTCCACCTGGTCCCACGTCCAGCCGGCCGGGAGCTCATCCCACGCCACGGCGCCGGCGCCCTGGGCTTTGGCGGAGCTGGTCACCAGCTCCAGCGTCCACGCGCCGGCGTGGTTGGTCAGCCGGGCGCCCTCCAGGTACAGCGGCACCGACCCGGCGACACCGGCCGGCGACCAGTCCGGCAGATCGGTCAACATGACGCCGGCGCCGATGCGGCTGGTCGCGTCGAGGATCGTCATCACGGACGCCAGCAGGGCCGGCGGCACCGGGTCGGCGGCGGTCAGTCGGACGGTCAGCCCGGCGATGCGCCACCCGCCGGCGCCGAGCCGGCCCAACACCGATTGACCGACCGCATACGCGTCATCGGGGTCGGCGAGCTGGGTACCGATCTGGACGCGCCGTTGACCGGCGTCGATCTCGGCCGCCGCGTCCACGATCGTCACGGTCCGGTCGACCGGTTTGACCGGGTCCACGGTCTGGTCCTTCCACCCGATCGCCACCCGGGTGGCCCGGTCGGTGCCGTCCGCGTGCCAACTCACCGGGTCCAGCAGCACGTCGCACGCGCTGAGGGTGACGCCCGTGGTGCCGATCACGGGCGCCGGGACGATGCGGATCACGCCGTCGTCGGCGAGCGCGAGGACCTGGAGCGGGGCCCGGCCGTTGATGTCCTCCAGCCGCAGATAGGGCCCGGTCGTCAGGCTGGTCGCCGACCACAATGCGCCGCCGACCGACTGCGCGAGCTCGGCGAGCAGACCGGCGGCCGGCTGATTGTCGACGTCGCGGTACGTCACCGGAACGCCGGCGGCGGCCGGGTCCACGATGTAGCTCATCGCCTGCCCGGCCGCGGCCAACACCCGACCGAACCGGTCCGCCAACGATTCGACCGGCCAGGGTTGCGCGCCGACGTACCGGTTGCCCAGCTCGGCAGTGTCGTCCTGCGCGGTCACGTCGAGCACCGTGCCACCACGGGCAGCGTCCCACTGCGCGACCAGGTCGGTCACCCGGCCGGTGAACACTTCACCGGCCCGGCCGGCGCCCTGGGCCGGCGCGAGCATGACCAGGTCGTCGACCACGGTGGCGGCGACGTCGTCCCACGTGATCGCCGGGTCGATCTCGTCCCACGTCAACGCCGGCGGAACCTGGTCCCACGTCGGCCCGGTCGGGTACACGTCCACGCACACGCCCAGCCACACGCCGGCCGGCGGCGTCACCACGGCGTCGAGTACCCGCCAGCCGGCCGGGTCCGGGGCGACGTCGGGCGCCGCCTGGTCCAGCACGGTGACGCCCGGGCCGGCCCAGGGCTGAGTGAACGTGACCGGCCGCAGGATCACCCCGGCGACCGCGGCGATCGCGGCAGGGACGCGTACAGCGGCGCCGTAGCGCCACGATTGACCGGGCAGGGTGCGGGGCACCGTGTCCCACGCGGCCGGGTCGTGCCCGGCGGACAGCGGCGCCGGCGGAAAGATCACCCGCATCCGTCGGGCCGGGTTCACCGGGTCGAGCCGGGCGGCGCGGGCGCCGCCGTGCACCGGCGCGGCGACCACGGTCACCACGGCGTTGTCGGCGATCACGGACGGCGCGGCGCCGACCGGCAGCGCCTCGAATCCGGGGTCGGCGATCGTCGGCACCGTCGGGTCGGGGTAGATCACGGCGTCGGCGCGGACCTGGACGCGCGAGCCGACCGTCAGCGTGTCGGTGAACCGGCGGCCGCCCGGCAGGTCCAGCACGGTGAATGCGCACGTCGCCGGCCGGGGCTGGTCCAGCGTGGTCGAGCGACCCCACGTCACCCGCAGATCGGTCAACGCGACCGGGTCGGCCGGCGCCTCGGCCGGCTGACCGTCGGGGTAGCGGGCGCCGTCCACGATCAGCATGCACGTCGGCGGCGCGCTCGTCGGCCCGGTCACAGCACGATTCCGCCGGCGCGGCGGTCCTGGCCGGTCAGGATCGCCCGGATCTGCCGGGCCACGGCATCCGGGTCCAGGGCGCCGTTCACGGTGAGAACGATCGGCGCGCCGCCGGCGGCCGCCGGCGCGGCCCGGGGCGCCGCCAGCGTCCGCGCCAGCGACGGCGCCGCGGTGAAGCCCTGGACCGACGTGCCGCCCGGGACGGCCGGGATCGACGCCGCGGCGGACGCCGCGCCGGTGATCTTGCCCCACAGATCGGATACCCAGCTCATCGCCGACTGGATACCGCCGATGACGCCGTCGATCGCGCCCTTGACCGAATCGATGATGCCCTTGATCGTGCCCAGCGCCGAGCTAGCGGCCGACTGGATCGGGCCCCACACGGCCATGCCGGCCGACCGGATCGCGTCCCACACCGCCGATATCGCGCTGGACATGGACGAGACGAAGCCACTGATCGCCGATGTCACCGCGGACGCGATGGAACTAAGTGCATTCCAAGCACTCTCGCCGGACGATCGGATGCTATTCCATGCGGACGCGATCGAGCCGACGATGCCGGACACGAAACCGACGATCGCGTTGACCACGCCGGAAACGAGTGAGCTGATCGCATTCCACACGCTCGACGCGGTCGATTGGATGGTGGCCCAGACGCCGGCGATGGTCGAGCCGGCCGAGCTGATCAACCCGGAGATGAACGAGACGACGGTGCTGACCACCCCGGAGATGAACGTCCACGCGGCGGACGCGGCCGCACTGATCGCGTCCCACGCGGCGGTCGCGGCCGCGGCGATCGCCTCCCACATGCCCATGACGAAATTGCGGAACGCTTCACAATTGTTCCACAGCAGGATGATTCCGGCGATCAGTGCGGCGACGGCGAGCACGACCAGCAGGATCGGATTCGCCGCCATCACGGCATTGAGGGCGCCCATCACAGCGGTGAAGCCGGTCGACACCGCGGACGCCACGGTTTGCACCGCGGTCCACGCGGCGGTCGCGGCGGCGCCGACCATCATCGCAGCGTTGACCAGCAGCACCGCCGCCGCCAGGCCGCCGAGCACGCCGCCGAGCACCAGGACCAGGGTGGAATTCTGTTGCATCCACTGCCCGACCGACGTCATCACGCCCTGAAGCGCGGTATACGCGGGCAGCAAGCCTTGCCCGATCGCCGCCTGGGCATCGTCCATCGCCGCGGCCTGGCGTTGCGCCGACCCCTCGGCGGTGTCCGATTCCCGGGCGAATTGACCGGCCGCGCCGGCGCTTTGCTCGTGGGCCATCGCCAGCAGCGTTTGCGCCCGGGCGGCGGTGCCGGCGGCGCCGGTGAGCTGATCGGTGCCGTCGGCCGCCATCTGCGCCTTCACGGCCGTCTGATTCAGCGCGAGCCCGTACCGTTCGGCCGGGTCCGCTTCACCGCGCAGCGCCGCACCCAGCGCGCTCACCGCGTCGGCCGTGGTCCCGCCGAACGTCGCCGCGAGATCGGCGCCCATCGTGATGAGCTCGTTCGTCTGTGTCGCGGCGGCCGCCTGGTCGACGCCCATGTTCTGGAGCTGGGCACCGACCGTCGCGGCAAGCTGACCGTAGGACGATGCGGACAGGCCGACCGCGTCGGCCGACGCCGCGGCCCACGCCTGGACCTGCGCGGTCGAGTCGCCGAACACGGCCGACACGGCGCCGGCCGACTGTTGCGCGTCGGACGCGGCGCCGATCGCAGCGACCCCGAACGCGCCGACCGCGGCCGCGGCGACCCCGGCCGGCACGGCCATCGTCTCCATGCTCTTACCGAATTTCTCGGCGCCGGACGCGGCCCGGTCGATCTCGGCGCCCGTGTTCCGGGCGTCGACGGCGATACGCACCAACAGATCAATGCCGCCGGCCATCGCGCCTCACCTACCTTTCGCCGCGGCCCGGATATCGGCCGCCTGCCGGTCCAACACGTCCAGCACCGTCGCCAGCGTCCAGTCGTCCTCGCCGCGCCACTGCGCCGGCGCGGTATGCGTGGCGACGGCGATCTCCACGATCAGCCGGGACCGGGAACCGGCCGGGTAGGGTCCGCGGTCGCCGCGGCCCGCGCGTCGCTGATCTCCAGCGTGGTCGCGGCGAACGATTCCCACGTGACATCGGCGGTGATCCGGCCGGTGCGCCGGGACGCGGCCCACGCCAGGAACGTGAGCCACCGGAACGGCGCGTCGGCCGGGCCTTTCCACCGGTGCCGTGCTGCGGTCTCCTCGAACAGCAGCAGATCCGGGTTATAGCACTGGATCTCGTACGGGTCGCCGTCGGCCGGGACCACCCGCACGAGTGGGATGGTCAGCCCGGACCGGGCGACCGGCACCTCCAGGTCGAGCCGGGCCGGCACGTCCGGCACCGGAGCAAGGTTGCTCATGGTTCACATTCCCCTCACGTGTGCGGCCGCGGCGGTCACCGCGGCCGTGTAGATCTGGTCGACCCGGCCGGTCGACGCGTCCAGTGCCGACGTCAGCGCCCGGGACGGGGTGATGTGCCGGCGCGGCCACCCGTATTCCTGGACGCCGGCATAGGGCAGCGGTGAGCCGATCTGGACGCCGTGGTCGGCGACCGTCGCAGCGAACGAGCTGGCCAGGGCGCCGGTGCGTCGGCGGGCCCGCTGCGCGGCGGCGTCGGCGACCGCGGCGCCGGCGGCCGCGTGCGCCTCGGTCAACGAGTCGAGCTCCCGGCCGAAGCCGCGCAGCGTCCGGGCGAAGGTATCGCCGCCGACCAGCTCGACCCGGGCGCCGGCCGTCACTTGGCTTTGGCCTTCACCGGGGTCGGCGCCGGCGCGGCCGGCAGCGGCCGCCGGGTCTGCGCCCGGATGGGCCGGCCGAGCTCCATCGACGCGACGGCGCCGCCGGGGTAGGTGTAGGTGACGGTCCCGACGACGGCGAACTCGAAATCGGATGTCAGCGTGTCGCCGTAGGCGTCGGCGCCGAAATCGAGCGGGTCCAGGACCAGGGTGCCGGTCGCCGCGGTGCCGTCGGCCGTGGACGGCGTGAACGTGAAGCCCTGCTCGGTGCCGGGCGCCGACCAGGACAGCGCGAACAGTCCGGCCGCACCCTCATCGGGGTCAATGTCCAGGTTGCCGGATAG